CAGGAGTTGTCCATCGGTCCAGAACTTCTTGCCGGCGACCTCGACCTTGGTGAAGCGAGGCATCCCGGTCTTGGTCTTTTCCTCAAGGTTGGGCTTCTCGAAGTAGCAACTGTCGAGGCCGTAGAGCGAGAACTTGCGGAACCCGGCCGCGTAGAGCGTCGTGATTCCCCTGATCCCCGCCGTCGAACCACCAGCGAGAAGGATGCTGTCCCCCCCCGTCCGCTTGTCGAACTCCGCGAGAATGTCATTCTCCCCCGAACCCACCATCGCGTGATAACCGATGACCTTGGCGTCGTGGTCGATCAGATGTTCCACCACGAGCGGGTGAGCCATCGAGGCGCAGAGGTAGATCACGTCCGGGTGAACCGGATTGATCCACTTGAGAACGTCGGTCCTCGGGTCGAGAAGCAGGCACGCCCAAGGAGTGATGCCGGCATCAATGAGCTTGTGGTGCGAGGACTTGACGCACACCACCCGCTTCGTCGGATCAGCGGTGAATCGCTTGAGGTCGTCGTAGTAGGTTTCAAGCGACGGTCCCGAGGCGGCGATGATCGCGTGCATCCCATGTGGGGCGATCTTCGGCAGCCATTGGTCGGTGGGTAACAGTCGGGTCGAATAGGCGATGTTGGCGCGGATGATCTCGTCCCGGACGCAGTTCTTGGTCTTGACCATGACCTTGATCTTGTCCGGCGGAAGCCCCTTCGCCATCGCCATTTGGACGTAGCCCCCGTTGGGGAGGTCGTCGACGATGGGGAGGAGGTGCTTTTCCTCCAGCGATTCCACGAGGCCGTTGCAGCCGAATTCCTTGATGTCGTAGCCCTCCCCCTCGGCGCCTCTGATGTAGTAGTCGTCGAGAATGATGGTCTTGGCCTGGCAGACGGCGTTATAGTCGTTGGCGATGGTTTCGACCGAATGGCCCCCGTCAATGAAGGCCAAGTCGATGTTGGTGAGTTGGATTCCTCTCCCGCCCAACGTCTCTCGCGTATCCCCGCGCACGAGGCGATACGTGAAGCCGGGAAACTCGCGTTTGAACTCCGCGAGCTTGGCCTCGACCTCGCCGATGGTGACGTGCTTCTTGACGTTCAGTTCGCGCTCGTCCAATTCCGGCGTCGCGTCCTCGAACAGATCGAAGCCGAGGTATTCGACCTCGGGCTGATACTTCAAGGCTTCTTCCGCCATCATCATGGCGCGCTCGCCGTCCCACGTACCGATTTCAACGATGGTGCGAGGCTTCTTGTCGGCGATGATGTCGAGTAACTGGTCGTAACGGCCTTTGCTCATCAAGGGCTCCTACAGGACGTGCTTCCAGGCGAACCCGGAACTCATTTCATCCAACGTGAACTGCGCGTAGGCGAGTTGCTGGAACAGCGAGAGGCGGTCATCGTCCTCCCAGAACCGCTTGGCCGGCCCATAGTCCGCGAAGGCATATACCCCGAGTCGTAGGGCCTCAACCGCGACATTCGAGTTGAATGTCACCACGCCCATAGACCCCCGAATCGCGTCGGCGACAGGCTCCGAGTCGCCCTTCCGGCGAACCTTGTACTCGTCGCGCGAAAAGCTGTACTTCGCCACCGTCTGTGTCTCCCAATCGCCCAAGTTAAAGTGCGAGACGATATTGGGCGTCGGCGGGCAGAACAGGTAGGGGGCATCCTTATTCCCCCGCCACGGCTCGATTGGCAAATCCAGCAACTCCCACCGGTCGCCGAGGACTTTTTGGTCAGGGTCGTAACTCTTGGCTAGGGCGTTCTTGGTGATCCGGTAGTAGCCGTCATAGTGGCCAGATCGGAAGTAGCCGTGGTCGATGTGCCAGTAATCGACCTTGGCTTTTTCGCACCGTCGGATGATTTCCCCGCAACCACGGAGAATCCCGTAGACGATGGAGGGCGGTGTTTCGTGGGTCGGGAAGTCCCATGCCATCTTCAGGGGGAAGCCGGTGCCGCGATGCAGGGCCGAACACACCGTCATTGATCGGGCGTTGGGGGTCGCCCATATGACCGGCGTCACGATGCAGCCGCGAATGTCATGCGCGACAAGGACGCCTCGGCGCTCCACAACTCGCCGTACTTGACGTGGCGCCAATCATCGAACCACGGACCGCCACGGGTGAAGTGAATAGCCTTGGGCGGAATGTGCGACGGGCTCCACCCTTCGAGCCAGTTCCAACTTTCCGGAAGCCCGCCAATCTCGGCGTCCTGAAGCCACGAGAACCCGTGTAACCACCTCCCGGTTTGGCGGTTCACCGTCTCCGGGGTCAGCACCCGGTTGAGCGGGTGAGAACAGTTCCACAGGACGAACGAGGACCAGTTCTTCCTCGGATAGGCCCGTTGCGGTTGGCCGTCCATCTTCGACTTCTCGGGCGGACGGTAGTCGTGCTTGACCACCCGCACCGCGTATTGGTCGTCCATGTACTGGAACAGTTCGGCGACATCCGCCGTGAACAGGAAGTCCGCATCGCAGCAGAGCGCCCAACCCCGACCTTGTAGGGACGGAACCAGGAAGCGCGTGAACGCGAACTCGGTCGAGAACGGGCGGCCGTCGATCTTGTCAACCACCACCCGCGCGTCCTTGCCGGCGACGAACTCCCGCCAGTAAAGGCGCATGTCCCGGAGTTCGGATTGAACCAAAGGATGCAGATGTATGATCGCCGATGAGTGGCGAATCAATGACTGAGCACAGACCCGATAGGCTTCGGGCTCGCGTGCATCGAAGCCGATGTAAACGTCGAGAACCCGGTGCGTCAGAGGAAGCTTACGTGGTACGAAATGCTTCGCAATCCGATCAGGTTCATCCACCACGAAGGAGGCTTCACGGTCAGGTGGCAGTTGCGTCCATCGGGAAGATGTTTGCGTGCCGGCCTTGTAGTAATCGACAGGTACACGAACTTCCTCGCATAGCCGAAGATTTCGTCGAGTGCGGCCGGCAGTTGGCTTTCCGGTAAGTGCTCCAATACGTCGCTGCATATCACTCCATCGAACTTCAGATCAGGCTTTCGGTCCAAGCCGGGGACTGCGGGGTCGTACAGGGTCGGCATGATGCCCCACGCCTCATGACAGAAATGCTTGGTGTACTGCTCGCCCTTCCCGCAACCAAAGTCGAGCAGGGTTTTCGATTCCGTTTCCTTGACCAACCCTGCTACAAGTTTGACGTGCGGGAGAAGTGAAAGGCCGCGAAACTTTCCCGCCTCATGTAGCTGGCGGTACTGGTCGATCAGGGTCGTCGTCTCGCCAAATCCATATGTCGCTCGATGCGCCCCAATAGGCGCCGCCGAGGCACAGGATGAGGAAGATCGAGATAAAATCCCCCACAATTTCGTTCTCAAGGTGCTGAGCCAGGACATTGCCGAGAATCACCGATGCTGTGACGCCAATCGCACCGACGCCCCAAAACGCCAGTTTCCACTTGTGCTTTTTCATTTTACTCACGTTGCATAAGGATCACCGCCGGAATCCCTGACTCCGATTTCCTTCATTGCATCCCGGTTGGCATCCGCCCACCGGTCGTAATCGCTCGTCAAATACGGACGACTACGCAAAAAGTAGCTCACAAGGTCGTAGGAGTGATCTTCCAAAGAGGTATCGGGACCCTTTTCGGGGTCGGTTTCATCCAAAACCAGAACCGGAACCGTTCGCCAGAAGTGGCGGCAGTTCTCGGTCACGTAGAACATCGGCATTTCCTCGGGGCCTTTTCCGATGTCAAACTCCTCGCCCTTCAATCGAGCAAGGAACTCGGTGTAGTTGGCCTTGCGATCCTTTTCGCCCTGACGGAATACAAGGCGCCCGTTCGAGGTGGTCTGCATCCGCTCGATCACGGAAGGACCGTCCGATTGCGCCCACATCTGCGAATCGGCAACGCGGTAGTCCATCACGTCGCCGCGTTCATCCTCTCGTCTCAGTATCCCCTGGGCGACAGCGGTGCTTTCCAACCGGCAGCCTTGGTTAGGTTTTCCGTTCCAGCCGTACCATTCGTCGTACATGACGACCGCACCCGGAGGAATGTAGGTCTTGCGTTCACGGGTCACGATCTCCAGCCCGTCGGAGACGAAGAACCACCCAATCGCAAACGGTCTGGCGGTGCCCCAGTCAATCGACATCGCCTTGGTAAGGTGTTTGGGCGGCTGGAATGCGGGGAGCATATGGCGCTCTCTTGACAAAGTGTGTAGTGCCATGCCTACGACTGCATCCCAGTCGCCTTCCCGGTACGCCTTCTGCGTCTC